TAGTTGTTGCATATTGTTGTACAGGTTCAAACACATTTACTTCATTTGTTTTAATTGCAAGTGGTACAAGTGCATTTACAACTGTAACAGCACCATCAGGTACAATAGTTGGTACAACAGATACTCAAACACTTACAAATAAAACAATTGACGCTTCAAGTAATACTATTTCAAATATTGGTGTTTCTTCTTTAACAAGTTCAGGTATAACTATCGTAGATGATAGTTCATCTTCAGCAACTATAACTTTAGGTGAAACATTAAAGATTTCAGGTACATCAAATGAAATTGAAACAGCAGTTTCAGGTGATTCAATTATAATAGGATTACCAAGTAATGTTACAATTGGAAATAACTTAACAGTAACAGGTAATTTAACTGTACAAGGAACAACTACAACAGTTAATTCTACAACAATAGAAATTACAAACTCATTTACTTTTGAAGGTTCAACAGCAGATGATTATGAAACAGTATTAGGAGTTATTGATCCTACAGCTGATAGAACAATTAATTTACCTAACGTTTCAGGTACACTTCCAGTTTTAGCAGCTGCAAGTACAACACAAATTACAGCAACACCAGAAGAATTAAATTATTCTGATGGTGTAACTTCAAATATTCAAACTCAATTAGACGCAAAAGCAACAAACGCTTTCGCAATTGCACAAGCGGTTGCATTAGGATAGGTTAAAAAAATATTATGGCAACACCAGCAACAAGAGAACAATTAAAACAATATGCTTTACGTACATTGGGCAAGCCTGTCATTGAAATTAACGTAGATGACGACCAATTAGAAGATAGATTAGATGAAGCATTACAATACTTTGCTCAATATCACTATGATGGTGTAGAACGAGCATATTTAAAATATCAAGTAACTCAAACTGATAAAGATAGAGTAAAATCTCCTGAAGGTGATTCAGCATCTTCAGTAACTAAAAATTCAGTTACAACTAACTTTACTGAAGCAAACAATTACATCATAGTTCCTGAGTCAGTATTGGCTGTAACAAATATATTTCCATTATCAGATAAACACAATAATAATTTATTTGACATAAGATACCAATTAAGATTAAATGACTTGTATGATTTTTCATCTACAAGTATTATTCATTATGATATGGTATTAAGACATTTAGATTTCTTAGATCACATATTAGTTGGTGAAAAACCATTAAGATTTAATCAATATAATAATAAATTATACATTGATATGGATTGGAAAAATGACATTCAAGTTGGTGAATACTTAATTATTGAGTGTTATAGAAAACTAGACCCTACAGTTATGACTGATGTTTACAATGATATATTTTTAAAAAGATATGTTACAGCCTTATTTAAAAGACAATGGGGTGCAAATCTTAGCAAGTTTAATGGAGTTACAATGATTGGTGGAGTTTCATTAAATGGTCAACAAATATTTCAAGAGGCGCAACAAGATATACAAAAACTTGAAGAAGACATAAGAGGCACATACGAAACGCCTGTAACGTATATGATAGGATAATGAAATGGCAGTCAATCATTACTTTAACGGTGGAAACGGAATTGGAGAAAATTCCGAAAAAAGACTTTACGAAGATTTAATCATAGAAGGCCTACAAATCTACGGCCAAGATTGCTATTACTTACCAAGAACATTAGTTAATCAGGACTTAATATTAGGCGAAGACACGTTATCTAAGTTTGATGACTCTTACCTATTAGAAATGTACATTGAAACTACTGAAGGTTTCCAAGGCGAACAAGAATTAATCTCTAAGTTTGGTTTAGAAATAAGAGATGATACTAAGTTTGTAATTGCTAAACGAAGATGGCAAGACCAAGTAGATAATACAGCAACTTTAATTAAAGATGGAAGACCAAATGAAGGTGATTTAATTTACGTACCTTTATTTAATTCTTTCTTTGAAATACAATTTGTTGAAGATCAAGAGCCTTTCTTTCAATTAGGTAATCTGCCTGTTTATAAATTAAGTGCTACGAAATTTGAGTACAGTTCAGAAGGACTTAACACAGGCATTAATGCAATTGACGAAGCTGAAGATAATTTATCACTAGATCAATTAAACTTTCAAACTTCATTAGAAAGTGGAACATTTGGCGCTGTATTAGGCAGTCCAGTCGTTACTGGAGATGTAATTACTTCAATACCAATTGTTTCTGGTGGTGAAGGTTATGTAACTGCACCTACTTTAACTATATCAGCACCGTCTGCTACAATTAACGCAACAGCGTCAGCAAACGTTTCTGGTAATACTTTATCATCATTTAGTATTGTTAATGCAGGTCGTGGATATAGTTCAGCACCTACATTAACTTTAACTTATTTAGCAACTGATTCTACAACTAAAACAAATGATACCGCAACTGTAACTTTAACAAATGGTCAAGTTACAGCCATTTCAACACCTACAATTACAGACATTTCATCGGTAACAAGTGTTGTTATATCAAGTCCAGGTAACGCTGTAACAGCATCTGCTACAGCAAACTTAACAAGTGGTGTTGTTACAAGTATTTCAATTACAGTAGATGGTTCAAGTTATCTTGGATTATCTCCAACAGTAAGTGTATCAGCAAATACAGACGCAACAGGTGCTTTATTATTAGAGTCTTTAACAGGCGAAATCAATTACTTAATTAATGAAGATTATAATTTAGCAACTCAAGCAAGAGACTATGCAGACAATGCTACTTACGAATCAGACGCAGGTTTTGGTACAACAAGTACGGCCGATGATATATTAGACTTTACTGAACGTAATCCGTTTGGAGAAATTGACGAAGGATTTTAACTATGTTTGGAAAACATTTTTACCACGAATCATTAAGAAAAGTTGTTGTGGCCTTTGGCACAATTTTCAATAACATTACAATTCATAGAACAGATAGTTCTGGTAATGTCGTACAATCTATTAAAGTACCTTTGGCTTATTCACCAAAAGAAAAGTTTTTAGCAAGATTAGAACAACAACCTAATTTAGATAATAGGGAATTTTCAATTACATTACCTCGTATGGGTTTTGAAATTGCAGGTATTAGTTATGATCCTTCTCGTAAATTACAAAAAATGGGTAAGTTAAGAGCTGCAAGAACAGATAGATCAGATGTAATGGATTATCAATATAATCCTGTGCCTTATAACATAAGTTTTAACTTATATTCATTTACAGCAACTGCTGAAGCTGGTTTACAAATTATAGAACAAATCTTACCATATTTTCAACCTGATTACACAGTAACCATTAATGCAATACCAAGTATGAACATTAAAAGAGATGTGCCAATTATTTTAAATAGTGTAAATTATGAAGACACTTATGATGGTTCATTTACAACAAGACGTGCTGTAAATTATACTTTAGGTTTTGTTGCAAAGACATATCTATATGGGCCTGTCTATGCTAAAAGAGTTATTAAAGAAACTCAAGCAGATTCATATACAGACACAGCAGATAGTCCAAGACGAGAAAGTAGAATTATTGTCGTACCTAATCCAACAAGTGCTGACGCAAATGATGATTTTGGGTTTACAACAACAATAACAACGTTTAATGACGCAAAAAATTATAATCCTGTAACAGATACAGACGAATAAATAGTATAAATAATAGAGAGATAACTTATGGCAATTAATAAAATCAAAGAAGGTTCAATAGAAACTAACGCAGTAACAGAAGCAAACATAAGTGCTGATGCTATTACTGCTCAAACAGAATTAACGTCATTTGCTGATGATGATGTATTACTAGTCTATGATACATCGGCTACGGCTCTTAAAAAAATTCAAAAGTCTAATTTAGGAATTTCAGTAAGTCTAACTTATACAAACGGAACATTTACAGGTGATGGTTCTACAACAACAGTTACCATTGACTCAGGTCGATCGGTTAATGATGTATTAGTTTCAGTTAACGGATTCTTATTCATACCTACAACTGACTATACAATTTCAGGAACGACTTTAACATTTTCAACAGCGCCAGCAGCGTCTGCTGAAATTAACGTAAGATATTTACCTTTAACTGGAACAGCAACATATACAAATGATACTGGTACAGGAGATGGTTCAACTGTCGCATTTACAATTGATAGTGGTAGAACAGTAGAAGATGTTATCGTAACAGTTAACGGTGTAACAATGGTACCAAGTGTTGACTATACCATTTCAGGTACAACATTAACGTTTACTGAAGCACCTGCTGCATCTGCTGAATTATCATTTAGATATTTGAGACAATCTTAATAATAAAATGAAACTTAGAGAGATATGGGAAGTATTATACAAA